TCTACAGCCGCTCAAATTTCAAGCTCAACCGAACCGCCGCTCTTGCCGAGTGGCGCGGCCTATGTGCGGCATAAGGATCAGCCTCACTGTCCTTGCAGAGACTGGTTCGCATTTGTCTGACAGCACCAGCAGGCCGCATGACACACCGCCTGTCAGATGTCACGGACCATCACCGGCCGCCCACGGCAGACCCGGTCACGACAGGCTGCGCCCAGCCATCTTCGGCGCGAGATACGATAGCGCCTACGCCAAATTGTTCAGCGATTCCGGGGGCACGCACCGCACTCTCGCACGTCTCACGCGCCGCGCACACCATCAGCCGCACCCCTGATGCAGGCGTTGTCTTAAACGTCTGGGCACTTTCCCCATAGGATGGTCCAAGACCCCCGCGGCTTCCTCCTTCCGAGGTTTGTCAACGTGGGCCGCCATCTCATGGCCGCCAACGTCGTGCTGCGGCCCACATCGAAAAACCTTCAGGGAACCGGACTTTCGCTGCAACTGCGAGATGGCTGCGCAAAGCCGCGAAAGCGGTCATTTGCGGAAGCTCTGACGAACGACCGCCAGCTTCGCAGCAGGTCAAATTCAACTAAATGTAGGTAACTTGATTGACGACTCCATGAAATAGCTGTTCAGCGACACCGCTGAGATCACACATCCCAACTCTCCCTTTCATTGCAACTCATATGCCATTCTTAAGAATGTTGTTAGGAACGGCTGACTTGAGGCGCGGCCAGGAACCAAAGTAGTTTCTCAAAGTGGCGTAAGAACAGTGTTTTCCAATAGTCAGTCCTGCTAAACACTACATATCGCTCTTTGGCCGCATCATGTTTCAGGAAATGCTCCACGATCGAGCTTCCAATTCCAGGGATTTTCAGGGAAACAAACTCTGTTTCCTGCGTCCCCGTTTTGTCACAAATCCAACTGATGGTGCTGGACGGTTTAACCCCATCATCAACTTTTTTCTGAATCTTTGCCCCATCAAGCCCTTTCTTTGTGTCAAAGTAGAGCCAGAAGCAATTCAGAGAGTCCTCATAAGTTTCCTGAGAAACGAAATTGTCAAGACTAGCATGACAAAGAAAGCAGTCGAGTAGTTTTATGGCTGACAAAGGTATATAGTTCTCCAACTCATGCCCGATCGTTTCAATTGCAATGCCGACATAGGCAGTTGCGGGGTCGCTTGGCTGCAAGTTCCTTTTGGAATGTCTATTTTTTACTTTTTTCGCTGTTTCGCCAAGTAGATCACATGGTGAAATTCTGTCGGTATCAACAGCACAAATAGAAACCCTGTGCTTTTCAATTTCCGCCTCGAAAACCGTGACCGTCGTATTGCCTCCGCCCATGACAAAATCGACAGCCAAGCTTGGAACAACAGTCTGCTTTATTGCGACGTTAAACAAATATTCATAAAGCTTGCTATCCGCCTTCAGGTTTTCGACGACCATCTTTGTCTTAGATGTCGCGTAGTCACCTGAAATGAAGCTACTGTGACCAATCTTGAAATAGTCATCGACTTTGATGACAGGACAATCGCCAACTACAACCTCTAGGTAGGAGCCCGCGTATCTTTCGATGTTTCCGCGTGTGGCATATTGCTCTCGTAGCCCGCGAAGATGTGTCCTGTTTTGGCCAGATAAATCAAGATTTTCGACGCCCCAGCTACAGACACCACGCTCAATGACGACCAAATGTCGACCTGACCGATCGGCATCCAGGAGTATGGTAAAAAGGTTCTCGACTTCATCATCTGGCAGAGCCGCTAATTCATCGACGGAGCCATTAAGTGTAAAGATCATGCAAGTTTACCATCAAGAATAATTAAAGAAGCCAAACGGCCAATTTGTTAACGCGCCTCGGTCATCAAACTCCGCCAAGGACACCTTGGTCGGTGAGTTGATGTCATCCTCTGCCGAAAAAATCACGATCTGGACATCATCCTTGTTGAGGGTTCCGATTTCAATTAGTTCACCAAGCCGGTTGATTAGAGATTCGCTGTGCGTTTCGACAAGAACATTCACTATTTTCGTCGAATGCTCGCGCGCGCCAAGTGCGATCCCTTCAGCGAATACGTCCGCCAACTTTGCTTGGTGTGCAGGATGCAAGTGCAATTCCGGCTGCTCGATTGCAATTGTACGAATATTTGTATTACGCGGATGGGCAGCGCTCCAACGCTCCGCCGGACGTTGGCTAGCCCACCAGACAGTCGCCAAAACCGGCAATATCTGGGACACCCCGTATCCTGTGTCGGTAACGTTGACCGAATTTTTTCCAGCCTTGAGGTTTATGCTGATGTGCCCCTCAAAAGATTTAAGCTCTACACCGTACCCAAACAAATTCTCCACCCAGTCAGAAAATGCTCGCTTCTGATTCGTCGAAAGCGAATCCAAAAACATGGGAAGGTTTGAACCGTTGGGCAAAATCTCAGATACTTCTAATTCCTGCTTGCGATAATAGCGTTCACCGGCAGCGCGGGCTGGACCTAGGTAGCCTACGCCAAGGAAGAAAGCCGTGAGTTTTTCACTCAGAAGGTCAAGTACTTGAAGTGAGCGGAACGTTTTCTGGATCGTTGCGACACTGTTTCTTACCTTTGAAGAACCACTATGTTGCATGGACTGATAGAACTTTTTGAATGAAACGGTCCCTGCATCCGCTGCTAATTCCGACCACACTTCGTTAAGACAGACCTTGCTGCTCATAATGTTTGCAACTTCTGTTCTAAAAGTGTCGTCACTTGAAATTCTGGTCACGCTCCGCCTCAATAGCTTCTCTAATTCCACGACCAACACGTCTTGATACGAGTTTCGCCTTCTAACGTTTGAAGTTGAATCCCTCACCTTCGAAATCAAGCTTGGAGAACTGAATAAGTTATCGCTAGCATTAACAATTTCAAAACTCTGAGATATCTGACTAATTTCTTCGCCGTTCACGGAAACCGTTCCCCCGGTCCCGGACCTGCCGCGGTAGATGATCTCACATTCTATTTCCTCACCCGGAATTTTGAGAGAGATTTTCTTTAAGACAGTTTTTCCTCCTTCAGCCCCGACAAAATATCTCACTTCCAGGCCTCGAACGTGTAGGTTTTGCGTCTTGTACCAGATCAGATAGTTGATTTGATGACTTACAGTTCGGCGGCTACGGCCAGTTAGGTCATCCACTTTGAACGAAAAGATAGCTGTACCGACCTTCTCGTCATCCGAAATTGCTGTTTTGAAATCTCCAAAATCAACCAAATCGCCATACCAGAGAATTGGGGCACTGCTCCGCGTCTCAATGGACTGCCTGATAAGTGGTAATGATCTTAAGAAGGTACTCTTTCCAGCGCTGTTCCGTCCCACGAGAACCGTAATGGGTCGAATTTCAACAGGATCAACTTGAGTCAGCCTTCGAATGTTTTCGACAGAGTATGAAATGCGCATAAATCGTCCAATCTCAGAGAGCTAATCGAAAACACAGAACGCTCCAGCATTCAACCTCAAGTTTCTGCGTGAGCAATAGCTGTGCCAGCAAAAGGCGGCGACAAAATGCTGCGCTCAACACGAATGGCCGCTTCGACGGGCAGCGCCGGAGCAATGGGAAGTCGTGGTCAATGACCGCAATGGGCCGATTCTGTTGAAAAACTCTTTGCTGCATCTGCAAATTTTCAGAAAGTGGAAAATTGTTCTTCGCTGGCACCCTTCAGCCCGAAAACACCGATGAAATGTGAAAGATTCAGAACTTTGTTCTGCCAAATTTGGCGTCAACGCGCTGAAAGGGAGTTTTTCAACAGAATCAGCCGTTCGCGTCGATCGATAGGCTCAATATTCAAAGGTTCTGTCCGTTTTTTGCTAAATTAGGCACCTTAAGCTGGGTAGGTTTCGGCGGTTGCGTCCTCCCGCAACCAACTTAAAGCGCTAAATCAAAAGCTTAGAACCCGACTTAATCAGTCGGGTTTTTGCGTTTACAGTCTACATCAACGCCACATCAACACTGGACCAGAAAAACCGCACCAGAACGCATAAGCAGGCAACGACATGCAGCCGCGTGCAAAGAAGCGCGACTCACCGACATCCACATCAGTTGATCGCGTTGTGCCGCTTATCGCTTTGCATCTGGCCCCGCGAAAAATCCCGTGGCAGCATCACGCAATGATCACCTTCCGCCCCCTGTCCGATGACCATCCCGATCTTGCGCATTCGCCGCTCCTGCGCGCGGCGTTGCTGACGCTGCAGAACACTCAGGAACATGGGGCAATCGGATTGACGAAGACGAAAGCGTTCAAGCGTGTCTTCGTCCACTGGGCCGTCGAACACTTCAACTGGCCGGGCTCAAGCGCGGAGGAAATGTTCCGCTACAACAAGGTCATCAATGAATATGAATTCCCGCCGCTCGAGGTGCTGCACTACTTGTTGATCACCCTGCGCCTGGGGCGGCACTTCAAAGGTGAATTCCGCATAACCAAACGCGGTGCAGAGCTGGCACAGGCCCCAGCGCAGTTGTTTGCTGAACTCATCCCCTTCTATGTTCTCAAGATCGACCATGCGTCCTACGCCCGCTTCGAGGAACACCCTTTCGGAAAATGGGATGTCTGGATGAATGTCATCAACGTCGAAGCCGACCACGGCACCACCGAGCGGGCGCTGTTCGCAGCCTTCTATGGCGACGAGCATGACTGGGACAATGCAGGATGGCGCGAAATGGCCGCGTTCTCCTCCTGCGTCCTGCGTCCGCTTGAATGGGTCGGATTGCTAGTCCAAACCCGAGAAGAGCGCGAGGGCAGGCACGTGCACCACGTGTTCAAGACGCCGTTGTGGCGCAGCGCACTGAGTCTGAATACTGATAATACGCTGAAGTCGATGCCGACTCAGTAGGATACTTTTGCACCCGACCGTTCTTGCGAAACGCTGGATGCGCGTTCAAAACTGCCATCCGCCAAACTTAGGCTTTTCGTTGACTTTCAATTTAGTGGGCGCAAGTTTCAGTATGCAAAGTCGATTGCACATATCAGCCGTTCGCACACTTTGTATTCACAGCAGTCTCGCACCAGCAACAGCGCGGGCTCTCTTTACCATGTCCCCGCTGCTGACTGGTTCAAACGTGACAATCAGTCAGGTGACTCCGATAACACGCGACCTTCATCCATCTCCGCGTCCACGCCCCAGCACTGAGGCAAGGGCTGCATTTGTACGTTAAGTGAGACGGAAACTTGTACCAAGACCGGCAGTGCGGCCAAAATTAGAACTAATAGAAAACGTGCCATGGTGGTCTCCTGCGGCATCCCTGGCCACTCTACGCGGGCCGTTCGTCCGATATTGAATAGATGGAGATCCGAGATTGATTAGCAAATTCAATAATTTGCGCAAAATATAGCAAGCTTTCTGGCTTGCGCAAACTTACGCAAACTTGCGCAATTTTAGCAGCTTTGAGGAAATTGAATGTTGGGTCATTATCACATTGTAGCAACTGAGGCGGACCATGAACACACGTATGCCGAAATCCATCGCACTAAGGGAATGCATAAGAGAAGCATGGTGCAGTGGCCCTTTTCGATCCAAGAAGCAGGTTGTAGTAGCAATTTTTAAGAAATGGCGAGCTGCAGACAAAGACGAGAATAGTGATTGGCGGCATGGATCCGGCAAAAAATCTAACCTGCAGTCGCCCGATCCGGATCAACCAAACCCTTCGTCAACTTGGTCAAAATACGAAGAAGGTACATCCCCGCAGAACTATCAAGGCTGGTGTATGGTTGCAGAAGTGTTGGGCGTTGACGTTGAGCAGATAATTGAGCCCGCGAAAGAACCGAAACTAGACGTCCCAACTGATGTTTTCCAAACGATGCCTGGCGATGTCCCATTGCACCGCCTTGCAAATCTTGAGGTATCTTCACCGACGCCGCTTAAAGGGCGGAATACAATCAACACAGAAGCCGGCGTGCGACAGCCACTAGCTATGTCTATAAAGCCCATTTTTGGGACACTACGAAACGAAGGGCTATATGATCAAAATGATAATCTCTTAGCAACTGCCAACATAGAGGCAATATATGCTCATGTGATCGTGGAAACAGAAGATAAGAATATGGATGTGCTCGATGGGATCGGGTTCAATGGAGAGCAAGTCCTCGCGGATGTACTGAAGTGCAGATATGTTGGCGAAAGTAATGGTCGACTTTATTTTGAGGTATCCGCCGCGCGGACGAGCAAGACCCTTGCAGGGATTTCACCTGCGCTCCCAAATTTCGTCGCTCTTGAAGGTGTTTTCAACAAAGAAGATTGGATGGGAATCGGAATAGAAAAAGGTGGATTGCAGATTTTGGAATTCTCTAAAGACGGCGATGCACCAACCAGCGATCTCAACCTGCGCGATCAAATTAAACGCCATGTCCTTAGTCGAGGTATCGATTTAGGCAACAGTGACGGATCGAACCACAATATACACCTCACTGCGCGCAGATTCTTCATGAAGAGATCATTGGAATCAGAGCAAACAAAGGAAGGCCCAAATGATGCGGGTAACAAGTAGGGCAGCGAAACAATATGCTGCGGTCGATGCTTGCCGCTCAGATGATCTGTTTGACCTGGTTGGTGCAACAGGGGAAGATCCAAGAACCTTTTTTAATAACGGTATCTGGGAAGGTTTAGACTTCTCAGGTTGCGATATGAGCGAGATCCAGTTTCGCGATGCCTGTGTCTATGATTGCATTTTTCGTATGGGAGATATTTCCCCTGAAACGCAATCAACTTGCCGAATATTTGAAAATAACAAATTCGTTGATCGCGAGATTCCTTTTGCCTTATTGAAGAAAGGAGGCGCGGTTCCTATTGATTTTTCAGGGGCCGAGGATGTTGACAATCTTGTCAATCTAGTGCGGGCATATAATCCACGTACAAATGAAGAACTTATTCGGACTGCATTTGCCTATGGAGCAAGAATGCATGAAGGACAGTTCAGGCATTCCGGGGAACCGTATTTCTCGCATCCAGTTGCGGTTGCGATGATGCTGGCTGAACAAAGGCTCGACGATGCATCAATCGTAACTGCGTTGCTTCATGACACTATTGAAGACACAACGGCCTCTCGGGCGACGATAGTTGAGGAATTTGGAGAGGAGATCGCAGACCTAGTAGAAGGTGTGACAAAACTGACCAATCTTCAGCTTGCATCAATCGAAAACAAGCAAGGAGAAAATTTCCGGCAGCTGTTCATGGCTACGTCAAAGGATCTTCGGGCCCTCCTAGTCAAGCTATCGGATCGGTTGCACAATATGCGTACCATAGAAACGATGCGACCGGACAAACAGGCGCAGAAAGCACATGAGACCCTGGATGTCTTTGGCCCCCTCGCCGGTCGCATGGGGATGCATTGGATGAGAGATGAACTTGAGGATCTGGCATTTGGGGTGCTCAACCCAAAAGCTCGTTCATCGATCATTCGCCGTTTCATTGCGCTAAAGAAGGAAGGCGGTGATATCGCAGAGAAAGTTATCAAAGATATTCACATCGAGCTAGAGAAGGCTGGAATTGTCGCAGAGGTATCAGGAGGTGCTCGAAAGCCCTATTCGATCTGGCTCTCGATGCAAGAGAAAGAACTAAGTTTCAAACGGCTGACTGATGTCTACCAGTTTCTGGTACTGACTTCTACGGAACACGATTGCTATCGTATCCAAGGAGCAATTCATCAGCGGTGGCGCGCCGTTCCGGGGCGCTTCAAAGACTACATCAGTCAGCCAAAATCAAACGGTTATCGATCACTCCATACAACGGTATCGGGTCGTGATGGGAAGCGAATGAGTGTCCTGATACGGACTCACCAAATGCATGAGATAGCCAAAGGAGGTGTAGCTGAAGGACTATCATATCGAAATGGGCTACGCTCAGAAAACTATTTGGCTGTGGACCCGGCTAAATGGATTTCAAGTTTGTCGGAGCAATTCAAGGCTACTACAGACCAAGACGAATTTCTCGAATCTACAAGGCTGCAGATTTACGCTGACTGTGTCTTCTGCTTCACACCCCAAGGCGAGGTCATCAAGTTGCCCCATGGTGCCACGCCTATTGACTTCGCATACGCAATTCACACACGGATCGGTGACGCTTGTGTGGGAGCTAAGATCGATGGGCTTCGTGTCCCTCTTTGGACCCGCTTAAAGAATGGTCAGTCGGTAGAAATAATAGTCGCTGAAGGACAAACACCCCAAGTGAGTTGGGTTGGTGTTGCAGTCACTGGTAGGGCGAGAGCTGCGATTCGAAAAGCGCTGCGCGAGGGGGAGCGAGAGCGTTTCGTTGGATTGGGACGAGAACTAGCTCGCGTAGCGTTTGAAATCGTTGGAAAAGCTGTCACGGAAAAAGCAATGATGGTCGTTGCTAAACGTATCGGTCTTACATCCGGGTCCGAGGTTTTTCAGCATCTAGGTGAAGGAAAAATTTCGGGGGATCACGTGGTCCGAGTCCTTTACCCAGAGCTTGACGATACCCACAGCGATGAAATCGATAGAGAGACCTCAGTCGTGGGTCTCACACCCGACCAACACTTTTCAATGGCTTCGTGCTGCCAGCCAGTGCCTGGTGAAAGAATCGTTGGCATTTCCAGCGGCAAGGAAATTCTTTTACACGCCATCGACTGCTTTGAACTGGCTAAATATGAGAGTCGACCAGATCGATGGTTGGATATGGAGTGGCGCGCGGGACGACACGCTGCCGTGCATACGGTTTCTCTTGAACTCGCCGTTTTGAACAACGCAAATATTTTGGGGCGCGTTTTCATTTTGATCCATGATTTGGGCTCTAACGTCTGCCAAATCAGTTTGCAGGATATGACTGAAGGTTTTCATACACTAGCGATCAATGTCAATGTCCGCGATGTACAACATTTGGAAACAATTATGGTTGCGTTGGAAGCTGAGAATGAGGTCGTGTCGGTACAGCGACATAGAAAATGAGTGAGCATTTCAACAAAAAAGCATAATGGTTCATAATGCTCCAACACCGAACTTCCAAACTGTAGCAGCAAAAGACCTTATTGTCCGTATAAAATTGCAAATTTGGTAAAAGGGGGAAAGTACGTGCTCTTACAAGACTTTGATATTCCAAGTTTAGTTTAAGAGAGGTACTAGTATTGAAAACCTCATTAAGAAGAACTGCCATATTTTCCAAGTGAATTTTGGGCACCTGACTTTGTAGCAGGTTCCCCGCACTGCGACCACTCAAGGTGAATACCATGAATGGCCGCTCTGAAGCAGGTTAACCCTATCGCATGCGCTTGTCGGCGACCGACCAAACTACCGATCCAATCGTCAGCACCGCGCCGATGACTGGCTCGACATCTGATGCCTGGACGTAGCCCTTGGCGACCAGCGCAGTGCCAGCGACTGTCAGGACTTGGCGGATCAGAGCGAGGATTGCAGGTTTCAGCATGATGGTCTCCTGTTCAGATTTCGTTGTTGGTTGAGAGGAATTCGCCGGGCTTCATGGTCGTCAGGCGTTGCAGGCGGGGCGGGCAAGTTGCAGGCCAGCGCGCGCCGAGAAGACGAGACTTGGCGACCCGTGCAATGGTGACGGCGTCAGACTGGTTGCCGCCGAGCACATAGAAATGCGTGTCGTCCTGACCCATCGCGAAACCAACATGGCCGCCTGATCCGCGTTCAAAGACCAGCACCGCGCCTATGATCGGCTGAATCTCGCGCCCGAACAGCAGCCAGTTGCGCGCCCAATAGGGGGTGGTGCCCAGCGCGCCGAGCAGCGGTTCACCGGGCAGCCCCATGCGGATGCAGGTTTCCACGAAATCCCCGCACCACGGGTTCTTGGACGGATCGCCCAAAGTCCGACCGTCACGTTTCAGCCAATCCATCAGCCAGGATCGATCCCGTGCCTCATGGCGGCCGAGCGCGGATTTGGCTTCAGTGATCCAGGGCAAGGGCCCCGGCGGTGCGACAGATGCCGCGCGACCATTGGCGGCCAGCAGCGCCTTCATCGCGCGGGCGGTGCGCAGACCCCAGAGGCCGTCGATGGCGCCGGGCGAATGGCCGAGTTGGTCGAGACCGCTTTGGATCAGGCGGAGGTGTTCACGGGTATCGGTGGACATGGGGAGGCTCCTTTCGCCCGTCGCCGGGCATCAAAAAAACCCGCCTTGCGGGCGGGTTGGGTAGGATCTGGATGGCGGCGGGGTGGTCAGTCAGTGCGGCCGCGCTGGAAGGCTTCGAACATCAGATCACGCATGGCGCGGATATCGGTCTCGATGCGTTCGAGCCGGTCGGCATCGTCGTCGCGATCTTCGGCGCGCTGTCGATCGACGCGGTCACGTTCCTGGCTGAGTTCGCGATCAAGACGGGCGAGCATCGCGTCGTTGGTGAAAGCTTTCCGCGTCACGGATGCCAGAAGTGCGATGGTGCCGCCGATCAGCGTGGTGATGGCGGCGACGATGCCGTGATCGCGGAGGGCCTCGGCGACCTCCTGCAAGAAGCTGGTTTTCTCAGTCATCAGAAATCCTCTCAGAAGTCGGTTTCGACGTAGACGCCGGAGCAGTCGTAGGCGACGGCCGCGGCGGTGGCGCCGGTGTTCATGTAGTTTCGGGGGCTCAGGAGTTGGGTCGTCGCAGGCATGTCGGTGGTGATGGTGAATTCAACCGCTGCGCCGCTGACCTCTTCAACGACACGTACGCCGATGTCCGATCCGTTCGGGGCGGCGGCGATATAGAGCGACAAGACGTTGGTGGTGCTGGCCACCGGAAAGCTACCGCCCAGATCGGTCAGCGTTGGCGCGCCGCTGCCGTCATTGTGCACCAGCTGCCAATTGGTGTGTGTGCCACGCTGGAAACCGATACCGATGCAGTTCACCGCGGCGGCCAGCGTTAGGGTAGTCACCAGCGCAGCAGTCGAGCCATAGAGCCCAAAGAACCCCATGCCCGTTGCTTGAAGCGTCGTCATCGACAACCGGTTGACGTAGCTCCAGCCGCCAAGCCCGTCGGCATTGCCCCGCCAGCAGACCCATCCGGCAGACCGTTCCTCGGCTACCGCATCGACGGTTGCGGCACTCGTCACGCGCCAACGCCGCATGCTCGTCGAGAGGTTGGTGGTCGCCAGCGTTGGCGTGGCCACGGTGCCAACGGCGGTGCGCGGCATCCCGTTGGTGTTGACGGTTGTGCCCGTGGACGGTGCCCATGTGGCGATCCGATTGACCCCGAAGTGCGGCTGCAGGGGAAAGAAGCGGCCGGATGGACGCTGCACATCCAGCCACCCCGCTCCGGCGCGGTCCCGGGCATAGACCGCGAGCTTTCCTGCAGGTGGCGGGTTTGGCGCTACAGGCAAGCTGGGCATGTGCAGCGGCTCGGGAAGTTCGACCCGGCCGGAGCTGCGGTCGATCTTTATGGCTTCGTGAAACGTTCCGCCATCGGGACTGACCTTGAAGCTGAAATCGTCACTGCCCAAAAGGCCGATCAGCGCCCGCGCCGAGAACCCTGTCTTGAAGGCGAAGGCCGCATCGTTTCCGGCCGCAGCCTTGTTCACCGTTGCCTCGATCCCGGCGCCTGCGTTATTGAACAGCATGGCCGGGGCGTTGATCGATAGCCGGTTGTAGCTGTCGGCCGTCGCCCCACCGAGGCCCAGCAGCTGCGCGGTCAGGTTCGCTTGCGGCATGCCGACCTGAGTCACGGCGTTGGCGAATGTGACAGAGGGCGTGTTGACCACTGTCGTGCCGCCAGCGCCTGCCGTGGCCGATCCGATGTTGATGACCGTCGTGGATCCAGACGCGCCGCCGGTGCCAAGGTTCAGCGTCTTGGTGACGCCGGTGGTCGTCGTCCCGGTACCCATGCCGTAGGTGGCAGTCGTCGTCGCCGTGCCAATCGTTGCCGCCGCCGCCGAGACTGTGACAGTTCCTGAGGCCGTCAGGGTGCCGGAGAAAGTCTTGTTGCCGCTGAAGGTCTGCGTGCCTGCAAGAATCGCGAGTTCCGACGAGGTATTGGGCAGCGTGAAGGTCCGGGTGGTTCCGGTGTTGATACCCGACAGCGAGAACAGCGCCTTCTTGGTTGGATCCGCCTCGTTGACCAGGCTGAACACGGCATCTGACACATCCGCCGGTTCGCCAACAAAATCCCATGTGCTGCCGTTCCAGACGACAAAGGCTTGTTCCGCGGCGATCCATGCCAGCCAACCCGGGCGGGGGACCAGCCGCATCCAGACGCCATCGACCCAGAACGCCACGTTCAGATCCCACCCTGTCCAAACTCCGGTGGCACCTGAGGCAACGATATGGCGGTCGCCGTCGGCCGGGCTTGCGGCTGGGGTCGTGCGGTTTTGATCCAGCACCGACAGCTGCACCATGGCGTCCAGCAACCGCAGCGCCTCGTTATAGGTGACATGCTTCTGAGCCTGCGATGCCAGGATATAGGGCAGCAGGAGATGGGTGGTGATGTCGGACATGGGTGCGCTTTCAGAAAGTGAGGGTGACGGATCGCCCAGCGCCCCGGCCGATCAAAGCCGAGAGCTGGTAAATACGGATCGCGAGGGATTGGCCGGGGCCGAGGGGACTACCCCAATCAGCGGTCTGCTGCGCGGCGGTGTAGAGAACGCTGGTCGTGGTGGTACTCAGCGTGCGCTTTATTGCCCCGCCGTCGCGGATTTCCACCTCATAGGCTTCACTGTCCTCGGCCAAGGGTACATCGCCCGCGCCCCAGGTGTCTGCTGCCAGCGACCGCGACCGGCGCGTCCAGCGGATGGTAAGGTCACCGGTGTTGCGCGCGGTGCGCCATGGCTGTTCGACATGGCCCACCGAGAAGGGCCGCAGCCCAGCGCCCTCCGGCGTGAACGTCGTTGCGACAAAGGTCTCGTCACTGACTGGCTTAGACGCCGGGCCAGTGCGCCAGTTCCATGGCAGCCCGAGATCGGCTTCGGAGATCGGCAGGCTGGCGAGGGCCGTATCCAGCACCACCAACCGCGCGCCTGTGGCAACGACGCTGGCAACTGCGTATTCAGTTCCGCGCTGACCACGAAGCAGCCGGGTCAAACGATAGCGACCCGGCGCGATCAAATCAGCATTGCCAGCCTGGATGATTTCCCACTGCCCAGCGCTGGTCTCGATGGCCAGCGCATTCGCCCCGCCCAGCAGGCTGATGTCTGTGACGCTCTCGAGGGTGCCAGAATATAGATCGATGACCAACGCATTGCCGAGATCGAACCTCGAGACCGGCCCTTCATAGAAGTCAGCTGCGAGCACGCCCATCCGCGCCCGAGTGCTAAAAGTGGTCATCAGGGCAAAGCCGTCGGTCGCGGCGCTGCGGTAGACCGCGATCCCGCCCGGCCACGGCTTGGCATGGGCGGCGATCAAGGGCCGGTGCGCCGGTTGATCCTCGCGCAGCTGCGGCAGGTCCAAGAGGACGACGTCAGGCGTGCCGAATACAGTGGGCTTCGACAGCGACGCCGGGCGTGGCTCGCCGGGTGGTAGGTCATAGACCGACCGGTCCTGGCGCACGGCGTCGATGCTGCGCAGGTCCGAATCGGCTATGGATACGAGGCGCAATTCTGTCAGGCGGCCATCGTGGTCGAGCAGGATGACGTCGCAGGGATCGAGCGCCAGGCGCGAGGGCGGCAGGCGAAACACCGCACTTTCGCGCCCAACCCACGCCTCCATCAGCGCGCGACGGCAGCGCCGTTCGGCCTCTTCGGGTGGCACCGCCATCGGGAACGCCTCGGAGGCGATGCGCGTGGTGTCTACGGTGATCCGTTGGGCTTCGACCTGTGCTGCATCATAATCCTCGTCGGCGCGAGCGACTTGCCATTTGAGGGCTTGCGGCAGTTCGGTTTCTTGTGCGCGGGTGAGTTCCATGACGTCGCCTTGCGCCGATGATGGTGCCACCATGCTGTCAGGGGTGACGATGGCGCTGGCGATCCGGCCGCGCATCAGGAACTTGATGCGGCCCTCGCTCTCGACGGCATCGAAGCCGAAGTGCCTAGCCAAGGTGCTGATCGACGCCCTCGGAGCTTCCAGTGCCGAGATCACATAGCCTTCAACGGCACCCCAAAGGCCGGAGACTTCGATCTGGTCTTCCGGCATTCCCGCGCGCAGGCAAAGGTGTCGGACGAGCGCTGCCAGCGACACCGCGCCCAGCCGCCCTGTCAGCCAGTGGCCCAGCCGCCAATTCGGCCCGTCGGTCCAGACACCAGTCAGTTCGGGAAAGAACGGATAGGGCCGCGCATCCCAGGTCCAGGCGGCGCATTCCGGCTCCGTGACCATCCGTTGGCCATAGATGGCGGACACAGGATTGTTCGCCGCGGCACCCCAGAACAGATACGTCGCCTCGAGATAGGCCCGTTGGATCGCGTCATCCCGCCAACCGCGCGAGAAATAGGGCGTGAAGCTTTCCGAGGACTTGGGATCAAAGAAGACGTTCGGCTGGTTGGTGCCGCGATCAATCGCCGGGCAGCCGAGTTCGGTGAACCAGATCGGCTTGGACTGTGGCACCCATGCGGTGGGCGTTCCGCTCTCCACCCCGCCCGATCGGTTGAAATGCAGGTTTTGCCACCAGGTCCGCAGATCCTTGTAGCGAAACACCCATGGTTTCCCCGCGCCGCCATCGGCGATCGGCGTCCTGACCTGCGCGGCGCGGTCAGCCGGGTTGGCGTAGAACCAGTCAAACCCCTCGCCACCGGTGATGTTGGATTGCAGATAGGCGCGGTCGTAGATCGCGGCGGCCAATGCAGCGTCGGCATGGTCAAACCCATCGCGCCAATCGGACAGCGGCATATAGTTATCGATGCCGATGAAATCGATGTTGCTGTCGGACCAGAGCGGGTCGAGGTGGAAGAAGACATCGCCGCTCCCATCGGCAGGGTGGTGCCCGAAGTATTCCGACCAGTCGGACGCATAGCCAATCTTGATTCCAGCGCCGAGGATCGTGCGCACATCGCTGGCGAGGGCTTTGAACGCGGTAACGGCAGGATAGGTGCTGGCCCCTGAGCGGATGGTGGTCAGGCCGGGCATTTCCGATCCGATCAGAAAGGCATCGACGCCCCCGGCGGCTTTGCACAGTTGGGCGTAGTGCAGGATCATCCGGCGCAGCGACCATTCGCCGACCGGACCGGTCCAGCTGACATCGCTGCCTGAAACATTGAAGCTTGCGGGCATGGCGGTGCCGAACAGAGCCGATACTTGCGTGGTGGCCGCGGCGGTTTTGTCTACGGTTCCCGCATAGCCCGCCGCTGGGGAACAGGTGATCCGGCCGCGCCAGGGGAAAGTCGGCTGGCCGATACTGGCGGCATTGGCGCTGTATGGATTGGGTTTGGTATTGCCAGATGGCACGTCCATCAGGATGAACGGATAGAAAGTGACGCGCAGGCCCCGCGCTTTCATTTCCCTGATCGCTTGCACCACCGCAAAGTCAGCTGGCGTGCCGCCATAGACCGGGCGGTCCTCGGCATCACGACTGACCAGAAACGCGTCGGCCCGGCTGACACCGTTCACGGACCATGCCGAGGGCGTCGTGGTCTTGGCGGCTACCTCCACGCCGGGGCGCACTTTGCAGTTCCCTGCGCGCAGGTCATCGCCAAACCACGCCACAACCAGTGACACAGATTCCAAGACGGGAGCCATGGATTGCAGCCGGTCCAGCGCCACAACGATGTCCGATGTATCGGCAATCGCGTTCAGGTTTTCCGCAGTGGTCGCGCCGCCAGCGCCTGAGGATTTCTTGACCGTGGCCGTCGCATAGCTGAACTCACCCGACGCCGGGATCAGGGTCACGGCCTTCACCAGCCCTTCGGCGGTGTCAGCATCCGCCAGCGGGCGGAATACCTCGAAGCTGATCTGTGGCAGACGATTGCCGAAGGCGCTGAGGTCCAGTTCCTCGAAAACGACATAGGCCGTACCGCGATAGGCTGGGGTGTTGGCCGCCCCCATTTTCGCTGAAATGAACGGGTCAGCAGTTTGGGCCTCGTCGCCCGGATACCAGCGCCAGGTGACGCCCGTCATGTCCATGGCCTTGCCGTCGGCCCAGACCCGGCCAATGCCAGTAATCTTCCCTTCGCAGAGCGCTACGGCGAAGGATGCAAAGTACAGATACTCGGTCGTCGTGACCTTGGGTCCGCCACCCTTGCCACCGCCCTGATTGGTCGTGTTGGTCTCCTCGCGGAAATCCGTGGCCCAGATCACGTTGCCGCCGATCCGCATCCGGCCAAAGAGGCGTGGGATCACGGCCCCTTCGGTCGAGGAGGTCATGCGCAAGCTGTCGAGCCGCGCGCCCTCGATGCGTTGCGCCGGGGCCAGCGACGAGACGATCCAACTGTCGACCACCGATCCGATGCTTGATCCGATGAAGCCGCCGATCGCTGCGCTGGAAAAGCCGAGGATGGACCCACCAATGCTGCCGCCAATCGCGGAGCCGACGGCACCGAGAACCAAAGTTGCCATGTGTGAAGTCTCAGCTTTGAGGGAACAGGAAAGCGAAGGCGATGCGCCGCCGCCACGCCGGGGTCAGGGCTTCTTCGATGACACCCAGCCGTTCGTAGGAGTGAATGAAGTGGTCGGGTCCGGTCAGGATCCCGACATGCTTGGCGATGGCGCGGGGTGCCATCCGGAACAGGACCAATGCGCCTGGACTGGCCTCGGTCGGGACGATTTCCTGCATCATCGCCCTTGCCCCCTCGGCCAGCACCTCGCGCGGGCCGGTCTCGCCCCAATCCCGGCTGTAAGGCGGGATTGGAAAAGGCTCGTCGCCCACAACCTCGCGCCAGACGCCGCGCGCGAGGCCAAGGCAATCGCAACCGACCCCATGCAAACTGGCCTGATCGTGGTACGGTGTGCCGAGCCAGCTGCGGGCAGTAGCGATGACGACGTCTGGGTTGGCTGCCGATTGGAATGACGTCACAGCACTTCTCCTTCATAGCCGCCATCTTGGCTCGCATAACGCAGCACGGCATCCTGGCCGGGGATGCTGGGGAAGCCTCTGAAATTTGCGACGTTCGCGAACTTCGCGCTACAAGTGGCGACGCGTTTGTCGCAACCAGCCCGCGCAATGAAGCTGTCGCCCTCGGCTATGGTGCGCACCGGCGCTTCCAGCAGGGTTAGTGTCGCGATGGCATCGGCCAATCCATGGGCCAGAACTTCGGTAATGCGCCCGTTATTTGCACCACTGGTCCAACTCAGGGTGCCTGAGGTAAACCATCCCGCCTCGAATGCCGACAGCCCCAAGGCCATGAACGCTCGGTCTCGCAATAGGTCGGTGACCACTCCCGTGCCCTTGTAGATAGCGTTATCCAAATCGATCCCGCACCGCGCGTCGCCCAGCGCGGCATCGCACCCGGCCTGAAACGTCCGTCCAACGGTCTGGCCCAACACATGCGCCAACGACCTGACTTCCGCCACGAAAGCCATCCGCCCGCGCCTAATTTGACCCACAGCACCGCGCCGCAGCAGAACCCGTTGGCTGGTGTCCGCCCAGTTCACCCGCCACAACTCCACCGCCGCGTTGTCCCAGCACCCGTCGAGTATGTCGGTCTCGGTGATGCGATCCGAGGTCAGCACGCCACTCGCGTCCTGCGCGTCGACGGCAAGGTCGGAGCCGGATCGGATTTCTGAGGCGGCAAACCCGCTTTCGGGCTCAAAATCGGTACCATCGAAACTGAGGGCGCGGTCATGGTCGGTGAAGCCGAGCGCCACGCCATCGCTGCGCGAAATCCGCCAGCACCAGGACAAAGTTGTCGTGCCATCGTCCAAATGGGCCTGCAACGCAGGGGAAAGGGATTTCATCTGCGGATCTCCAGCAAGGGGATAGATGTGATTGAGCCCAACCGTTCAATGTCGAGCGTGACATCGAGCGTGTCGGTGTCGAACCGGACGGGCACATCGAATTCGAAGCCTGCGGTGATTGCGACGCCTGCACCGGGGGCGGTGGCGAAACTCACGCTGCCGGTGGCGGTATCGGCGCCCCAGCCTGACATCTGCTCCACCCCGTTCAGAGCGAGGCGAATGCTGCCTGCGACCGGTTTAGCGATGGCGCGGGTCCAGCTTTGGGCACCGGAGGTGTAGCGTTTCAAGAGTGCGAACGTGGAGACAGCACCATTGCCGGTTCCGATGAGCTGGTCGGTCGGGGCGACCGCCTGCGAGGGAAGGCAAGACTTGTAGTCAGCCCAATCCTTGTAGCGGAACCCGTGCAGGCGACCGTTGCGGGCCTCGAAGAAAGCAACCACCGCCGCCAGATCGTCGGCACGGCGAATGCCATATGCCACATCATAGCGACGACGCGAGTTAGCCCAGCTGGCGTTGCGCTCTTCATCGCCGCTTGCCAGTTCGACCACTTGCGTGCGCCGTTCGGGGCCGCCGCGCGCACCGCGGCTGATGTTGTCGGGAAATCGAACCTCATGAAACGCCATCACATTCCCCTCCTGCCGAGGGATACGGCGCGAGCAATGTCGGCTGCGACCTGCGTGCGGGATTGCCGGAAGCTTTCGGCGTCACGCGACATGATGGTGACATTGATGGCAGGCGCGGAAGACTGCTCCTGTCCATAACCAGCGGCCTCGCGACGGGATAACACCCGTTCGCCGCGTTGCAGGATCGCTGGCACCTCATCCGGCTTCAGCCCGGCCCAGCCCCCAGAATGCATGCGTGGGGCACCGGCGAACGCCATCGCTGGCACCATGCGGCCCGGGCCCGATGATCCGACCGTGCCACCGGCATGCAGGATGTCGGCGAACAAACCGCCAGCACCGCCCAGCGCGCCGGAGAGCGCATTGGCGATAGGCCCGAGGATGAACCGCCGCGCGGCCAGCTTGGCCAGATCGGCAATCATCGAGGTGACGAGATCGCGGAAATCGAGCTTACCGGATTTGACGAAGTCGGCCACAGCGTTTTCCGCGCTCTGGAACGCGCCAACCAGTGTCTGGCCGATATCGCCTCCAATATCGCGGGCCTTTGCAGCATAGTCGGCCAGTGCCGCCGTCACAGCGCCCCAGCCTGTTGCCGCTTGTTCGGCACCCGCAGCCGCCGCCGCACCGGCATTGCGGGCCGCACCGCCTGCGCCATCTGCTGCAGTGGCGGTGTCATTCAGCCCGGCCGCCAGCGCATCAGCAGAACTGGCAGCATCTGCCAGCGCGGCGTCCGCCTCTGATCCGGTCCCAGTGACCGCGTCGCGCAGCGCTTGCCAACTGGCGAGCGGCCGAACTGCTGCATCTGCGAGCATGCCAACTGCCTCGCGATATCCGTCGGCGCGGCCGCGCGCATCCTCGGCCAAGGTGCCAAGGCCAAGGTCAGGCGGTTCGAGATAGGTGCGGGATAGCGCAGCTGAGAAGGCATCGGCGGCGGCAGTTCCGGCGGTCGTGGCCGCCCCTTCGAAGGGGTTTCCAATCCGCCCGAGTTCCAGCGGATCAAGCGTCCCGATCCGGACGCCGCCTTCGCCCACTGCCCAGTCGGGCAGCAGCGCCAGTGCTGCATTGAGACCGGTGATGAAGGTGTTGATGCGGGTGACGACACCGTTCAGCATTGCTTCGACGCCTGAGATCAGTCCGTTCGCGGCCTGGAAGGCAAAGTCGCCGATGGCACCGGGGAGACTGCCCCAAATTGCGACCGCTGCATCATAGGCGCCTTGGAAAATGGCCGCCGTCCGGTCGCCGAAACTGACGACGCCCGCGATGGTACCCTCAAGCGCCGAAAGCCCCGCTGCTTTCAGACCTTCCCACCCGGCCGCCATATTGGCAAAGGCGGCATCGAACGACAGCCCCGTCCGGGACCATACCTCTTTCGCAAGATCGCCCAGCAGCCGGAACGTCTCGCCTACGCCGCCAACCCGGTCCACCAGCTGCGAGAACTGATAGACCAGCTCGCCAGCGCCGACGATCAGCGCCCCAATGCCGGTGCGGATCAGCGCCCCGCGCAGGAAGACCAGTGCTGTGGCGAGGCCACGGACAGAGAGCGCCGCGGCTGCCAGCCCCGCCACCCAGCGCCCGGCTATGACGGCGGCGAAGGTGGCGGCATAGGTGGCGAGGCGACCGAGGTTGCCAATCAGCGCGTCGATGGCCGACCGCAAGATTCCACCGTCTGAGGCAAGTGCCACGAATGCGTTTGCCAAAGCCTCAAGAGAAGGTGCCACGGCGACGGCGATCCGGTTGCGAAGGCCCTCGAACACCAGCGACAGTGTGCCAAGTGCCACCTGCGTGCGCCGCAGGGCTTCGATTGCGTCGGTGTCCAGAACCGCGCCAAGGTCAGCCGCCTGGTCGCCCAGCCGCGCCATTTCCGCGCCCCCGTTGCGCAGGAGCGGCAGCAGTCGGGTGGCATCGGATGCCATGGCTTCCAAATAAAACGTCATCTCCTGCTGGCCGAGCCCGGCGCGTTCCAGCGTGTCCACATAGAGCTGCAGCGCCTCAGGCCCCGACAGCCGCGCAAACTGATCAGCCGTGACGCCCACGCGCGGGGCTACGCTCTCGAAGAAATCCGCCATCGGCCCACCGCCAGTCTGCAGGAAGTCCCCGACCCGGTCGTTCACGTCCTTCAGGATATCGGCGAGCTTTTCCTGCTCGATGCCGACCGTCCGCGCGCCTGCCGACCAACGTTGCAAGGCGTCAGGCGTGGCATTAGCCACTTGCGCGAACTGGCGGATTTGGGTCGCACTCTCGGCGGTGGAGCGCACAATCAGGCCGAGCGACGCGGTGGCGGCAGCGGCGGCTGCAGACATCGCGATGCCTGCCCGGCGCGCGAAACCTGCAAGCCGGGTGTTGGCCAGTTCCATCTCGCGGGAAAGACGACCAAACCCCTTTGCCCCGGCCACGCCGACACCCTCCAGCTCGGCGCGGACCTGACGGCCGCCCTCCGCCACGAGGCGCACACTGACCCGTTTCTCAGCCATCGCGGCCACCTTCCATCTGTTCGTTCAGTTTGCGCACCATCACCGCCTCGATCTCGGGCAGCAGTTCGGCGGCGATCAGGGCATCTATGCCCAGCGCGCGAGCAAGAGACAGCGCCGCACCCATGTCCCAGCCGAGCACAGCGCCGGGGATCACACGCAGTTGCCCGCCAAGGCGGCCGACGAGGTCCCAGACCTGCCAGCCCTCTGGCGTCTGCGGTCGGTTCAGTCTTGCGGGGCAGTCCGGGCAGCGCCCCGCGCAGGCTGCGCAGTAGCGGTCGCCCCCGCCGAAGGACCAGTCGGCAAGGGCGCGGAGGCGTTTTTTTCGGCGTCCAGCAGCAGGCCGCGCGCGACATATTGGGTCTGGAACGCCTCAAAAACCGGCCAGATTTCCAGCAGGGCGTCGATCCCTTCAGGGCTTACGGGCACGATATTGCCCGCATCATCGCCGACACCCTCCCAATCCAGAACCGCACGGCGGGCGACCGCCTTGGCCATCGCGAGGGCCATTTCCTCTTGGGTGGCGCCCTCGGGCAATTCCTCGACGGCCAGATCGGCGCGGGCTGAGACCATCAGTGCAGTGGTCAGAGGCCCCACAAGTAGGCGCAGGTCGGGGGTGAGGTCCAGCCACTCCGGCGCGGCGGTCAGGTTCAGTCGGATCATGATCAGTATCCTGTAAGTGTGTTGACGAGAACGACGGTGCACATGCGGGCCGGGCTGGTGGCCTTGGCGGCCTGCCAGTCAAAGCTGGCCTGCACGCCCTGTGGCCCGGCAATCTCGATCCGGGGAATCGGCAGGTACACGGCATGTGCTGTGAAGGTGAAACTCGCACTGGCCCCGAGGCTGTAGTTGAACTCCAACTCGCAGGGGCTGCCGTCGATGGCTTGCGTCACCAGCGTCGTGTCGGAGAACCGCACTTCGATCCGGCCCGTCAGCGCCGCCATAGTGGGGTCAGCCCCATCAATGCGGCCATCGCCGCGGATGGTCTCAATGCGGTCGAGGTTGTTGGAATAGGTGATCTCGGCAGAGACCACATTGCCCAGCGCGGTGCCATTGCGCTTTACGGTGCCGTTGAAATGGCCAAAGCGTTGCAGCCCGAGTGCGGTCGGCGTGCCTGCAGCGGTCGTGGCGGCGATTGTCTCGCCTTGGGCGATCAATTTTGCAGAGGCCGTCAAAAGGCCGGAACGCTGCATCTGCCAGGACAGCTGATCCAGTACACAGCCGGAATACATCGCAAAGCGGGGCACCTCCGGCATCGCCGTCTCGATCGACATGCTGGGAAGCGTCCAGTTGCCGGACTGGAACGTATGGGTCTTGGGGGTTGTGCCGGTGGTGGTGGGTTGGCCGAACGCCGCCTTCAGCCAAAAGCCGAAAGCTTCCACATCGATGGGGATCACCACCTCACCGTCGGCGGTGACCGCGTCCTTGATCGGGGCCAGAGGATCGCGGCCATAGCCCAGCAGTTCGGATTCCAGCAACGGCTGTTCCGACCCGAGCGTCGCCCGGGCGAAGGGCATCAAGCGGAACCCACTGACCGGCGGGGTGCCGTAAACGGTCTCATACGCAAGCGCCATCTGCGCCCGCGCGCCTTGCGCACGTGCCATGGAAGTCTCCTCGATGTTGGGGATGTCAGGCCAGAGGGCCCGTGGTGGAGTAGTGCAACACGACGGTAATGATCGCCGCCTTCAGTGCCGCCGCGCCCTCGATGGGCAGATCGACCGACGCCGGGGCTTCTGGTTCGACCCAATCGCAAAGACCGCCCAGCGTGCGGTCGGATTCAAGTGCAGTGCCAATGGCGGCGATCAGGGTGTCGAAGGCGCTGGCCCTGCCATTCGGGGCCTGGACGACGACCTCCAGCTCGGCCCGGTGCTGGAAGTGGTAGCGCAGGGGCGACAGTGTCACCTCGGGCTCGCCCGGCTGGCCGTCGCGCAGGATGATCAAGCCGGTTGCCGGGATCCGTTCGGGCAGGACCCCATCGCGCAAAACAAGTGCGGCAAGCGGCTGCAGCCGCGCGTGTAGCGCGGCGAGGACGGATTCGCGGGTGGTGGGCATGGTTTGTCCAATAATCAGTGGCCGGATTGACCCCAAACTGTCGGATCCTGCGTGCCAGCCTGACGGCAGTTAAACGGTTGCGCGGCTCTGATCTTATGAAAATGCTCTTCCCACTAGTCATTCACTGTTCCTTCATCTTGCGTCGTGCTCGATCAAGAGTGGTATACAGTTACACGTTACGTTTCGAACTGGTGAGGGGAAGAGGGCCGAAATGGTTGATGTCGAAGCATTGCCAACGAAAAGTGAGAAGATGTGTATTTTCTGTGGCAAACCACCAACAATAAAGAATAAGGAACATGTCATTCCTAAGTGGCTCATCGCACTCACAGGTGATCCTAAAAGGCTTTGGCACCTAGGGGTAGAAACGAGCGATCCAAACAGAAAGCCTCGCAATTTTTCTGCTCAACAATTTCAGTTTCCCGCGTGCACAGACTGCAATGAGCGATATTCTAACCTTGAGGGAAGAACCAAAGGGTACATGGTTCGACTACTAGCAGGTGGCAATTTGACCGGGGCTGAGTGGGACGACCTGCTCGATTGGTTTGATAAGGTTCGAATTGGCCTTTGGCTGGGCAACATGCTGTTGAACAAGGACTGGCCAACACCGGCACCAAAGTTCTACATCGATGAACGTCTTGGCAAAAAAGATCGTTGCGTCCTCGTCTATCCCAATCGGCCTGATTTTAGAGGTTTGGTTATGAGTGGGGCTTCTGATCCCGTGTTCATGCACAAACCATCGTCATTCATTCTCGCCATTAACGGTCTAATTTTTCTGAACCTTTCCTCGGAGTTACTACTCTCTCAAAATATGGGGTTCCCTTACCCTAAAGACGTTTCGCACAGGGACGGACGGGTATATATCGACAACTATGTAGCCAGCTCAGAACCGAAGCTGCCTGTATTAGAATTCCCTTTTCACCAACCTCAAATCGGCGTCTATCAATCGATCCTGATTGAAGCTGCTATGGATGATGAAAACTACGCGGCTTTGATCGAATCGGAATACACTGCGTCTAAAATCATCGGGCGACCCTCAATGAAGACACAAATATGCACTTTTGGAGATGGAGGGGCAAAGTTTCATACTCCGAGCGAAGAAGTAGAAAAGTTGAGGCTGTCAGAGAAAGATCTGAAGCCATCAAGTGAATACTACTCTCAACTCTATCGCTATAGACAGTATGACCTTGATGTCGCAAAGGCCCATTTTCCAGATAATAGAAAGTTTTTGGAATTCTTAAACCAGTATAATCTAGGCGCCATCGAACAAGCCCACGAATTATGATTGGTCAAAGAATGTAGAAAGCTCGGTGAGTCACTTTCTGGTGAGCAGACATCAAAAAATCACCATACGCAAAGCGGCGTTGTCTGCAATGCCGACATCAGCTTCCTTTTCCCTACACCCACCTCGCCACAATCAACCCCGGCACTCCATCCACCGCCTTCTCTGCATCCCGCGCAAGATCCAGCCGCTTGCGCAGTTTGACCTGCGGCACCAGCAGGAAGATCGGGACCGTCGCCAAGCCGCGCCCAGTTTTGGACCTGGACGCCACCGCGCGCCCTTTTGAATTCAACCGCCCCTCGGCCACCAGCAGGCTTGGCCCGCGACGGCGATAGATGAACCGCAGGCGCAACCCCGTACGGCGCTCCCATTCGCCGGGGGTGATGCGGCCGCCTTTGGTGCTTTTGCCAGCTGCCGGGGTTGGGATGGCCAGCCAGAACCCGTCTTTCGACCGGATCAGCGGACCCGTGTCATGTGCGCCTATGATGACCGGGGCGTTGGACCAAACCAGCGCCGCCGCGTTCAGGCTGTCGCCGGATTTCGGAAAACTGGCGAGGCGGATTGAGTTGCCCAGCCGCGTCCCCAGCCCTGCGCCAGTGATCTGGCCACGCCAGGCGGATTTCAGGGAGGTGCCAGCCTCGCGCATGGCGGCAGACACTGCCTTTTCTCCGGCTGCGATTTCCGCCTGCATCAACGCGACAAGGTCGGGGTCGAACGCGATCTTCAACTTCATGATGGGCGCAGGTCCAATGACCAGATCAGGCGTTCGCGGTCGCGGATGGGCTCTCCCTGAATGGTGAAGCTGTCAGCGCCGATGACGATCAGATCGCCCGCTCGCAGTTCGGGCAGGTCGTACACGCGCACATCCACCATCAGCGTGTCACTGACAAAGCGCCCAGCGCCAAAGTCTGTGATGCGGTCCGGGGCGCGGCGGATGACGCGGATCGGGCGTTCCTCCGAGGTCGTGGCGGAAATCCAGACTGCGGCCGCCGCCATAGATGGGTTGGCATAGATGCGGTCCATGGCGGCGGCGAAGACGGTCATGATGATTGCCCCGCCTGTCAGTTCGAGGTGTGCAGGCGGATCGCGATGCGCGGCCGCTTGTTCACCGGCAGGATCGACGCCTCGGTCATCAGGTCGATCCAGCGGCCTTTCTCATCAAGGTGCTGGCGAGCGTAGAGCGGCAGGCCGAGGGTGTTTGCCGCTTCCAGTAGGTTGGCTGGGCCGCCGTAGGTGGTGAAGGTGTCCATGGTGCCCAAAGGAAAGGCGATGCCCTCGCTGGCGGGCACCAGCCGCTCGGTCGCCTTGGTCGATAGCGTGACGATGCCAGAATATTCCTCGAACACGATGCCCGCGAAGGGGAAGTTGCGGCGCACATCCTGGCGCAGGGGCTGCGCGCCGGTGGCGGCGTAGAACTTGTAGGCCTCCTCGGTTTTGGGGTGCGCAATCAGCTTGTCGAAGAATTCCCGACTGACGAGGGCATGGACGTCCGTCATGCTTTCTCCGAGGACGTTGTCTTCCATCGACCGCAAGACCTCGCGCACTTTGCCCTGAACGTTGGTGCCTGCCGTGCCCAGCAGGAAATCCACCGAGATTTGCGCGAGGCCGAATTCGGTGAAGTAGTTGTAGAGTGTCGTGCCCGCGCCATCCTTCACGATGCCGCGCAGGGCATTCATCTCCATGTATTCGCGGGTCTGGGCGTGCTTGCGCCGCATCAGCTGCAGCTTTCGGTTCATCACCTCGACCAGCGGGTCGGCACCATCAAAGACGCCCAGCGCGGGCTGGCCCTGAATGTCACCCGGCAGGATCACATCGTCATGCGGGATCCATGGCAGGGCAAAGGACCGCATCGAGCGGCCTTCGCGGGTGCCGACGGTGGCAGGGCCGCCCAGCGGCACCGAGGGCAGCAAGTTCAGCACGCCTTCGTATTGCTCGATGATCACCGAACGCTGGGTGACGCCCTCGAAGCGGAAGAGGCCGATCTGGCCGAGGCGAGTGTAGAGGTTGGGCAGGATGTTGATGGCCTGCGTCATCTCGGCCAG